AGGTCAAGGGCCAGATCGACAACGACCTATGGGACAAGTACGCCGATGCCGTCGACCTGCGCACCGACTGCACTGAGCACCTGTGGCCCTGCACTCCTCGATGGACTGATCCTCGGGTGGAGGGCGCCGGCTACCCCCAGCACGAGACACCCGTCCTGGTCTTCCTCGGGGACATCCTCGATCCCGAGGTGGACGGCCGCCGCTCATGGCCCGGCCTGTACACCGACGCCCAAGGTGCCCTGAAGTGGGCGCACTACGTGTTCGACATCAGCCTCCACCTCGTCCGATGGCGAGATGGGGGCTTCTTGCGTCTGCCCCCGAACTACGTCGGCAACATCCGTGATGACCGCAACGACGAGTACGACAAGGGATGGCAGCCCCCTGTTCCCTTCACCTACCCTGACATCAACGGCCACGAGTTCGGTGGCAGCGTCTCAGGCAGGAGAGGGATGATCGGCATGCGCTGGGAGGATCCCGAGCTGCAGCACGCCATGTACCGGGCCTTCGGCTACGGCAACTCCCTTGCCAAGGGCGAGCAGCCGCGAGACGTGGTGCATGGGCGGTGACCGCTGACGTCCTGACCACGACGCCCAGGGGGCAGCTTCAACTGGCCCGGCCCCCGGCGACGAAGGACGAGCTGTGGTGGGTGGTCTACGCCATGTTCAACGTGGCGCTGCCGAGGGTGGCGATCTGCGAGGGGCATGTGGCCCCCTTCGACGCCTTCTGCGAGGGCTACTTCGGCAACGATGCGAACTGGGTGCTCTGGTACGGATCCCGAGGCACGGGCAAGAGCTACATGCTGGCCCTTCTCGCGCTGGTGAAGGCCGCGGTGCTGGAGATCAACGTGACCCTGCTGGGCGGGTCCATGGCCCAGTCGCAGAACGTGCAGGAGCATGTGGAGAACCTGATGATGGCGCCGGGTGCGCCTACGCAGGCCGTGACCAAGCAGATCCAGACCGAGCTCGAGTTCGGGGAGGCGAACTGGATCCGCCCTCTGCCTGCCTCCCAGAAGACGGTCCGCGGTCCTCACCCCCACATGACGCTGCTGGACGAGATCGACGAGATGGACAAGGCCGTCTATGACGCGGCCATGGGTCAGGCCATGGAGAAGCCCAACGCCCGGGGGATCATGGTTCCCGAGATGGTGGTCGCCTCGAGCACGTGGCAGAACCCCGTGGGGACGTTCCAAGAGGTTCGCGATGACGCCCTGAAGAAGGGCATGCCGGTGCGCACATGGTGCTGGCGCGAGGTCATCAAGTCCGAGCGCAATCCCACGGGCTGGATGAAGCCCGAGTTCATCGAGCGCAAGCGACTCTCGGTGCCGGCCGAGATGTTCCGCGTGGAGTATGAGCTCGGTGAGCCCGCTGGTGGCTCCCGCGCCTTCGATCTGGAGAAGCTGAACAAGTACTTCATCCCCATGGAGGCGGTCGATGAGCGACATGTCGGAGACGACGAGGAGTGGACCTTCGAGCAGTACAACCCCATGGGCACCTACGCCGCAGGAGCCGACTGGGCCAAGGAGAAGGACAAGACCGTCTTCTGCGTCGTACGAACAGATGGTCCTGTTCGACGCCTGGTCTACACCCGGATCTGGAACCGACGACCCTGGCCCATGATGATCGATGCCTTCAACGACCTGTGCACGAAGTACCAGGCGGTGAGCGCCCATGACGCCACGGGCCTTGGGAACGTCATCCACGACATGATCGACGAGCGCACCATGAAAGTCGTCATGATCGGCCGGGACCGCACGATCTTGCTGAGTGACTACGTGACGGCGGTGGAACAGGGGGAGTACCTGCTGCCGCGCAACACGCCCCTGTTCAATGCCCACAAGGCCACCACAGTGGAGGAGGTCTTCGGCACGGGGAACTGGAAGTCGCATCTGGCCGATGAGGTCGCTGCCATGGCCATCTGCCATCGGGCGGCCGAGCGCATGGCTCCCGCAGCTGCTGCGCAGGGCGTGCCCAAGACCGAGACCCCGAAGAAGGACTTCGAGCAGTTCCACGCGAAACCAGACGTGGACGTGGCCTACGACATCGGGGGTGTCAGTGTCCGGATGGCCCCTGATGACATCGCCGTGTTCAACCTCTGACCTGAGCCCTTGGGCGCCGTGGCGCCATTAGCATGGTCGTAGCCCTAGTCGTGGAGGACGCATGGAGTACACCCCTGCTGGGCGGTCGTCGGCCTTCACGCTGCCCGAGCTGACGGACGCTGCTGACCTTCAGGCCATCCTTCAGGCCTTCGCCGATGACGCCCTCAACGCCCACGGCGACGTGGTCACCGGCGACTACTCGGTCACGGGGACGGTGAACGCCACCACGCTGCAGCAGGGCGGGGTGGGCGTGGTCCTGACGACGAACACCGGGGTGCTGAAGGTCGTCACCTCGAGCACGCGCCCAGGCTCCCCCTCGGAGGGGCAGATGATCTGGGAGACGGACACGAACCTGACCTTGCAGTGGAACGGCACAACGTGGGTGTCTGTTGGCGGCGGCGGCGGTGGGGCTTCCTACTCCGACCTCTTCTTGATGATGGGAGCATGACATGGGAGCACTGCCCAAGCGCCTGGGCGCAGCAGCAGGTTCAGGCACGCTGGGGACGGCGGCCAACATCTACTCGGCCTCGGCCACGGCCAGCACGAGCACGGTGGTGTCCACGATCAGCGTGTGCAATGCGGGGGCCACGGCACGCAAGTTCCGCCTGTGCATCTCCACGGCATCGGCCACCTTCCAGGCCGGCTCCTACATCGTGTACGAGGAGACCGTCCAGCCGTACGAGACGATCTCGTACACCAATGGCTACGTGCTGGATCCCAGCGCCCGCTACCTGGTCGCCTCGAGCGATCACGCGGATGTGAACATCAGCGCCTTCGGGGTTGAGAACACGCCGTGAGCATCACCCGCCGCTACCTGAGGAAGCAGAACAGGTCCCAGATCCTGCTGGGCAAGCCTGCCGTCGTCAGTGCAAGCACGGCCACACCGACGTCCTATGCGACTGGCGGGTACACCTACGACGTCTACACCTTCACCTCGGGCACTGGCACGATCACCTTCGCCACCCCCGGACTGGTGGACATGCTGATCGTGGGCGGCGGCGGTGGCGGAGGCCTGAGTGCCTCCGGCTTCGGTGGTGGCGGCGGCGGCGCAGGAGGCGTCGTTGCGCTGACTGACGCCTATGTTCCTGCGGGTGTCATCACGGCAGGCATTGGTGCCTCGGGCGCCATGGGCTGCAACGGTGGTGGCTCGTACTTCGGCTCGTACTGCGCTGCTGGTGGTGGTGGCGGTGGTACGGGCTACGACCCGAACGCCAAGATGCCTGGCGGTGCTTCCGGTGGTGGTGCTGGCCGGAACGGCATTGCCGCAGGCGTGGGAAGCACGCCTCAGGGCAACAACGGCGGCACGTGCTCGAACCCCGGCTCAGGCGGTGGCGGGGGCGCTGGCGCTGTCGGCAGCAATGCCGTCACGACCACTGGCGGCGCTGGTGGGATAGGCGTCACGAACACGTTCTTCGACAACACCTCGCGCTACTACGGTGGCGGTGGGGGTGGTGGCGGCACGACCGGCGCCGCTGGCGGCACAGGCGGTGGAGGAGCCGGCGCATCAGGCGCGGGGACAGGCACGGCGGGCACAGCCAACACCGGGGGCGGTGGTGGTGGCGGTGGAGCCAGTGGTGGTTCAGGCGGCGTAGGCGGCACTGGCTACGTGGTGGTCAGGGTGCGTCGATGATCGTTCCCGTCCGCATCGACCTCACGATCTTCCACGGCAAGCCGTGGGACATGACCTTCGACTGGACGCTTGACGGCCTGCCCGGCCCCACGGTCAACGGACAGATGTCGATGAAGTCCGTGGACACAGGCTCGACCAGCGTGGTGGTTGCCTCGTACATGGGCGGCCAGGTCACCTTCCCCGTGCCGGGGCGCATCCGCATCGACCTGAGCGCACTGGAGACGGGCGCCATCGACCTTGGCCTGTACGAGTGGGACTACGACGCCCTAGATGCCCTCAATGTGCCCTTGGGGCAGGTGGCGGCCGGTCGCGCCCGGGTCAGGCTTGACCCATGAGCGAGGTGCAGGTCTACCCTCCTGAGCCCACTGACGTGGCGATCTACCCGCCCCCAGCGTCCAGCGTCATCGTCTCCCAGACGCCTACGAGCGTGGTCATCGTCTCCACGACGGGGCTGAAGGGCGATCCGGGTCCTCAGGGGGATCCGTCCACGGTGCCCGGTCCGCAGGGTCCTGCCGGTCCACCCGGTT